GGCGGTGCCGGAGGATCGACGAGTGGATCGGCGGCGAACGGAACCAGTGGCGGCGCGTCGTCGCTGCTGGGTGCCGTGTTTGCCGCCGGCGGGCTCGGGGGCAGCACGTTCGGAGCGAATTTCGTCGGCGATGGCTACGGCAACGTCGAGGGCGGGTCGCTCCAGGCAGGGCGCCAGGGCGGGGCTGCCGGGACGTCAGGTGCCGGCAGCGCAGCGCGCGGCAGCACGGTCTACGCCGGTGGTGGCGGCGGCGGCGGCGGGGCCGCGCTAAATTCCGCGACGCTGGCGGCCGGAGGAGCCGGCGGCGTCGGATTCGCGCTCCGTCGCGGCGCGGCAACGGCCAATAATCAGGCGATCTCCGCGGTCGTCACTGCGCCGGCTGGCGCCACCACTGCCGGTGTCGCTGCCGTGACTAGTGCGGCGGGCAGCGGCGACGGTGGTGGTGGCGGCGCGTTCGTCGGCGCGGCAACAGCGGCGAGCAACGGCGCGAACGGCGCATGGCCCGGCGGTGGTGGCGGCGGGTCTGCTGGTGCCGACTCCGGGACAGTGACCGCCGGCAACGGCGGTGGCGGCATGGTCAGGCTGTGGCTGTGGGTGCCAACATGAGCAGGCGTGCAATCATTAACGCGCTCGGTCACGTCGTCACGTTCGTGCGGCCCGACCTACCGCCGGGGTTTCAACCGCCACTCGGGTGCAAGGCGGTGCCAGAGGCGTCGTTGGCAGTCGGTTACAAGATGGCGGACGATCTGCCGCCTGTACCGTCCGTGGTCTCCGACCTCTCCCTCCGTCGCGCCCTGCTGGGGATCGGCCGGACGCTCGACGGAATCGACTCGGCCATCGACAGCGTGACCGACGCGCGGCAGCGTGATCTGCTGCGGGCGTGGTGGGATCGGGAGATCCAGATCCGACGCGATCAGTCGGAACTGCGGACGCTCACCGGTCTGCTGCGCCTCACAGACGCCCAGATGGATGGCGTGTTTCGCGAGGCCGGTGGAGCCGGATGAAGTGCCGACTAGAATCCCCACGCACGTTCCACCACGACTTCGCGTCAAGAGACGCGAGGCGAGGCCCAACGCACGCCAGCGAGGCTACTGTGACGCCGCGCACAAAGCGTGGCGATTGGCCGTGCTGACGCGAGACGCCTGGACGTGCCGTGACTGCGGTCGGATCTGCGTCAGGAAGCGTGATGCACACGCCGACCACATTGTGCCGGTCAGCCAGGGAGGCGAGCGGTACGACGTGGCAAACGGGGCGTGCCGGTGTGCGGCCTGTCACGCACGCAAGGGACTGCGCGACGGAACCAGCGGCCTTCGGACCCCGGCGGAGGGGGGGCGGCTTGGATCACGGCACCCATCGAAAATATAAACCCCGGTAGCTTCCTCTGTACGTGCGCCCGCAAGTTGCCAACGGTTTTTCCATGGCCCGCCGTGGCACCAAGCCCAAACCCGCCGCCCTCAAGCTCCTGGCCGGCAACCCCGGCAAGCGACGCATTCGGCCTGAGCCGTCTGCGCCTCCAGGCGAGCCGCCGATGCCGACGCGGTTGCTCGTGGAGCCGGTGGCCGTCGCCAAGTGGCGGGAACTTGTTCCGCCGCTTCTTGGAATCGGCACCCTCACCACCGGCGATGGCGAAGCCCTGGCCTTGCTGTGCGAAGTACACGCCGCGGCACAGCAGGCGCTGCTCGAGCTGCGGGCTTCTGGACCGGTTCTACACACTGACACGGCCCTGAAAGCGAACCCTGCCGGCCCGTTATTTCGCTCATTAGCGGCGCTCCAGCAATCGCTAATGGCAGAGTTTGGCTTGACCCCTTCTTCACGAGTGCGACTTGCCGCCAAGGAAGCGCCAGCAAAAGACGACCTCGCGGAGTTTCTCGGCACCGGCTGAGCCGATCACGGCAGCCGGTGAAGCCGAGTACCTGCGCGTGGTGCGTTTCTTTGAGGGCATTCTCCGCCACTCCAAAGGCACGAACGCCAACCAGCCGTTCACGCTGCTGCCGTGGCAGCGCGACGTGTTCCGCGAGCTGTTCGGCCGGCTCAATGCCGATGGCACTCGCCGCTACCGCGTTGGGTACTGCGAGCTACCCAAGAAGAACGGCAAGAGCACCACGCTGGCCGGCATCGCTCTGTACATGCTCCTTGCAGACCGCGAGCCTGGGGCCGAAATCTACGGTGCGGCGAGCGACCGCGAGCAGGCCGGCATCATCTACCGCGAAGCTGCGTCGATGGTGCGGGCATCGCCGGCGTTGTCGAAGCACCTCGAGGTGATCGACTCGCGTAAAACCATTGTCCATAAGGCCAGTAACTCGTTCTATCGGGTGTTGTCTGCCGATGCGTTCCGGGCCGAGGGGCTCAACATCCACGCACTCCTGTTCGACGAGCTCCACGCGCAGCGTGATCGCCGGCTGTGGGACGCTCTCCGATACGGCGGTGCTGCTCGCCGGCAGCCGCTACTCCTGTCGATCACCACGGCCGGCTTCGACCGGAAGAGCATTTGCTGGGAGCAGCACGCCTACGCCGAGCGGTGCATCGCCGATCCCACGGTAGACCCGGCCTTCTTCGGATGCATCTACGCCGCCAGCCCGGAGGACGATTGGAAAGACCCCAAGACGTGGCACAAGGCCAACCCGTCGCTCGGGCAGACGATCACGCTCGATTCATTCGCGGCCGACGCCCGCGAGGCTGACCAATCGCCGAGCAAGCTCAACAGTTTTCTCCGCTATCGGCTCAACGTCTGGACGACCCAGGACGTGCGGTGGCTGTCGCCGGAGTCGTGGGCGAAGTGCGGCGGAGCGATCGACGCGGCCCTCGGCAAGCGTCAGTGGTACGCCGGGCTGGACTTGGCCAGCAGCTACGACATTTCGGCTCTCGTCCTCGTCAGCCAGGCCGACGACGGCACTTTTGACGTGCTGCCGTGGTTCTGGATCCCGGCTGCCAACGCAGCCGAGCGGACGCAACGCGACAAGGTGGACTATGTCGGCTGGATCCGCGACGGCCACATCCGCGCCACGGATGGCAACGTCACTGACTACGACGTCATTCGGCGCGATATCAACGAAATCACCAAAACGTACAACATCCGCCAGCTTGCCATCGACCGATGGAATGCCACGCAGCTTGCCACGCAACTGCAAGGAGACGGCATTGAGGTGGTAGGGTTTGGGCAGGGTTACGGCTCAATGTCGGCGCCTTCCAAGCAGTTGGAGGCGCTGGTGTTGGCCCAGCGAATCCGACACGGCGGGCACCCGGTGCTGTCGTGGATGGCCGCGAACGTGGCAGTGCAGAGCGATCACCAGGGCAACATTAAGCCGAGCAAGGCCAAGAGCACCGAGCGAATTGACGGCATCGTGTCTCTCGTCATGGCCCTGGGGCTGCAATCGGTTGCCACAGCCAAGCCCGAACAGAGCTGGGATCTCATCGAGCTATGAGCACTGACACGATCAAGGGCGATGTGATCGCCAGCGGCCGCGAGTGGCGGATGATCGACCTCCGCGGCGCGGACTGGTCGAGCGAAACACGCACCACCGCCGGCATCCGAATCACGCCGGAAACGGCGCTCCAGTGCTCGGCGTTTCTCGCCTGCATCCGCGTGATTTCCGAGAGCGTGGCGGCACTGCCGCTGCATCTGTACGAGCGGGCCGCAGACGGCGGCAAGGTGCGGGCAGACGGGTTACCGCTGTACCGGCTGCTGTACCAGCAGCCAAACCCGTGGCTCACGGCCCTCGAGTTCCGCGAGATGATGACGGCCCTGTACCTCATGTACGGGCAGTCGTTCGCCGAAATTCGCCCTGGCGCGTCCGGCTCCGTCAGTGAACTGTGGCCGTTGCATCCGTCGCGGATGGAGGTGGAGCAGCTTGAGAACGGCCGGCTGCGATATCTCTACCGCGAGCCAAACGGCCGGCAAACTGCCTACCGCCAAGAGCAGATCTTCCACCTGCGGTTCCTGTCGCTCGACGGGATCAACGGCGTGCCGCCGACGAACCTTTCGCGTGACGCGATCGGCCTGGCCCGCGCCCTTGAGCAGCACGGCAGCTCGTTCTTCGGCAACGGCGCCCGCCCCGGCATCATCATGGAATCGGACAACCCGATTCCCGGCGAGGAGCGCGCGAAGCTCCGCGATGCGTGGGAGCGGATGCACCGCGGCGCCGACCGCGCTTTCCGTACCGCAATCCTCCCGCAAGGCGTGAAGGTCCGCGAGCTCACCGGCAGCAACGAGGCCGCCCAGTACCTCGAGACGCGGCAGTATCAGGTAATCGAGGTGTGCCGCACGTTCCGCGTGCCGCCGCACATGATCCAGGATCTGACCCGCAGCACCTACAGCAACATCGAAGTGCAGGGGACTGAGTTCGTCCAGCACTGCCTGCTGCCGCACCTGAAGCGGTGGGAGGCGGCGATCTCCCGCGACCTCATCAAGGGCGACGAGCGGTATTTCGCCGAGCACAACGTCGGCGGCCTCCTGCGTGGCGACTCCGCCGCACAATCCGCGTTCATCACGGCCATGCTGGACCGTGGCGTGTACGACATCGACGAGGCCCGCGCCTACCTGGGAATGCCGCCGCTGCCGGCCGGCGCCGGCAAGTTGCGGCTGGTGCCGCTCAACATGCAGTCGGTGGACGCCGCGATTGCCGGGCCGCCGGAACCGCAGCCGGCGCCGGCGATACCGGAACCGGCCGACGACTCGCCGGAGGACGACACCGAGGACCAGGCGACGACGGAGGACCAGTCGAATGGAACTTGAACGCCGCGACATGCAGCTTGAGGCCGACGACGAGCTGATCGTCGAAAGCCGCGCCGACGGCCGAGCGGCCATCGTCGGCTACGCCGCCGTCTACAACCGCCTCTCGCTCGACCTGGGCGGCTTTCGAGAGATGATCGTGCCCGGGGCCTTCGACAGGATCCTTGGCCGCGAGCGTGGCCGGCAGGACGTTGTGGCTCTGTTCAACCACGATTCCAACATCGTGTTGGGCCGTGCATCGTCCGGCACGCTTGAGTTGTCGAGCGATGACAAGGGCCTGCGGTACGTCGTGACGCCGCCAATGAGCAGGGCCGATGTCGTCGAGTTGATCCAGCGGCGTGACGTAAAAGGCTCGTCATTCGCGTTCACCGTGGACCGTTCTGGCGAGTCATTCACGACCGACGAAAAGGGCGGTGCCGTTCGGCAGATCCGTGAGGTGAGCGGGTTGTATGACGTGGGGCCGGTACTCGTGCCCGCGTACCCCGCCACCTCCGCTTCTGTCGCCATGCGTTCGTACGAGCGGTGGATGCAGGAACAGGCCGCAATCACGCCCGCTGCCGTCGTTCGCCGTTCGCAAATCGCGGACGCCGCCGCTGCGGCTGCCCTTCGCCTCCGGGTGCTGCGTCATGGCTGACCGGCCGCGGTGCCGCTGCGGTGAACAACTGCGGACACGCTCAAGCCGCTCTATCGGCTCGGAGCAACTGCGTTACATGCGGTGCCCAAGGTGCGGCACCCGTGCGCGTGTTGTTGTGTACACAACACATTCCGACTTCCGGCTCTGCAAGGGTGTGCCGCCGAAGCCGTAGCCTGCCTTCCATCGCACACGCGGCATACCGCCGCTGGCACTGGGAGACAGTCACATGGCCAAGGACGTGCTCGCCAAGCTCCAGGACGAAGCCGCCGATCTCGCCAACCGGATCGACGCCGTGCGGGCGATCGAGTCGGATGACGCCGACAAGATCGCGGAGCGCGACCTTGAGCTGGAGACGCTGACCAAGCGTGCCGCCGACCTCGGCAAGAAGATCTCCTTCGAGCAGTCGGTGGTCGAGTCGTCCGCGAATCTGCGGGCGGTCGTGAACCGCTGCACCCCCACGCCCGAGGCCCGCGGCGTTCAGTCCGAAACCCGCATCGAGGCGGTTCCGTTCCGCGGCCGGCTGCGTGCGTTCCCGAACACGGTTGAGGGTCGCAAAGACGCCTTCACCATCGGCCAGTGGATCAAGGGCGCGTACGGCGGTGACGCCGAAGCCCGCCGGTGGTGCCACGACAACGGCATGGAATGCCGCACGATGGTCGAGGGCGTGAACAACTCCGCCGGCGTGGTCGTGCCCGACGTGTTCTCTGCGAACGTGATCCGCAACGTCGATGAGTACACGGTGTGGGCGTCGGCCATGCAGCAGGTGCCGATGACGAGCGACAACGTGTCGTTCCCCAAGCGTACCGGTGGCGTCACTGCCAACTG